TTCCAGGCTTTTCACTTTGCGAAGGTCGCTTCAGCTTCGTAATGCTCAAAGGAATCATCGATGCTTACATTTTCAAGCTGATCTATACGCTCTTTGATGTACGATGAACCAGGGGTGTAATCGACAAACAAAGCCAGTGATTTAATCGCCTCAACTCTACCCATAAGGTCCTGCTCTTTGGCTTCCAGCATCGCTTCATGTTCAGCTATTTGGCTTTTTATGCTGTCTTGAACCTCAAGAAGCCCGTCTTTAATCCGTTTGCGCTCACCATCTAAAAGGTCCACTTGATCCTTGAGTGGCATCTTTACTGCCTTGTGTACGCTGTCCAGCCTAGATATTGTTTTTCCAATAGAGAGCCTGTCAGATCGCGCCTGCTTGTCCTGGTCGGGGTTTGTTAAATCGTAGACCACGCCCTCATACTTGGCTTTGTACTCTGCCAGATTCGACTCGAATTCATTAAATTCAACGATGTTATTGGATGAGTGTTCTATCTTCTGTGCATCTTGTGCGCTCATTGCATTGCTCCTAGTGTGTTTAGAATTTCTGCTTTCTTGTCGTTTATTTCATTTACCAGAGACTCTAGCGTAGCGATGAATCGAGAATCCCTTTGTACTGTGACTAGCATCTTTGGCATATCAGGGTGGTAGCTTGCAAAGTCCCAAGTCTCCCTTTCGCACAACCACATGCATCCCTGCACCTGTGGTACGTAGGTGGCAGGAATTACTCCTTTACGTAGGTAGCCAACGTGAGTTTCTGCTTTGGGGCATTTAAACTCGACACCACTGATATCTGTTAGGCCGTCTGGTGAACAGCCAACTTGGCCATCATCGCGTAGAACAAACCCAACTTCTTTTACGTTATGGTCCGTCTGGAATTCGTACCAAGCGCGAGCTTCTGGCTCCAGTTCAGTACCGCGCTGCATATGGTCATTCGTAAAGAAATCAGCAGGCTTTCCCATTAGGGTTTCTGCTACCAAGGTATTTAGAAAACCGTCTATTTGGGTAGATTTCTTACCCGTACTTGTTATAAGTTTTCCGAAGTTTGACGCAGTTGGGATTCCAAGCCTTGCCTGTAGCCACTCGGAAGTACCTTGTTCAAAATCAAGAATTTTCATCGGAACTCTCCAGTACTATTTTCGTTTCTTTTTGGGTTAACATTTTGTCCGCCTTTGCATATTTAATGGCGGGCATAGCGTCAACATTTGGGATTGAAAGCGCGTAGCAAAACTTTTCAACATTGCTGTTTGTAAACTCAAGTCGAGCCTTAATGCCTGCGGCCTGCCCCGTGCTTATGAACTCTGAAGATATGCGAGCATCTATGTCCTCGTCTGCCGTGGTTAACCCTAGAGCGCCTACAAGCGAGTATCGCTGCAAGTAAGACACAGCAGACCCTCGCGCCTGAATTGTGTTTTTACTTCCGGTATCGTCGGGCTGCGCGGTCATTGTGGTTTTCTCTTGATGCCCAGCCCTGTGACTGACTATGCAGGTAACACTTATTAGCTCGCCTGTGTCCTGAATATCAAACCTGTATGAAAGCTGGCACTCCTCAATCACAGGCTTAATATTCTGGGCAATGTCTCCCAAAGTGGCGTACTTGTAATTATGGCCCTCAGTTTTCTTTTTGATGACTGGGACCAAAGCCTGGAATGTAGCAAAGGCGTCGAAGTACTGTTTGCGCGCTTCGGTAGCCTCCCATCGCTCTTGAAGATCCATAAGTTTGGAGAGTTTCTCCACGTCCATATTTTGCTCAACAGCAATCCGTATAAGGTCCGTAGGACCAGTGGTAACAACTGTCTCAGGCTTAACTGTTTCTACTTTCGCAACATCTCTCATAAATCTCTTCCTGTAAGTTTTAACACCAACTCGCGGCACAACCCGAAATATGTATCACAGCCCGCATAGCTGCCTCCTCCGGTTATCGTGGCATCCTTTTGGACGTATTCAACCTCAGTCATCACCTCGTTAATGCGCTGGTATATATTTTTATTGCTCATTGCTGAACCCTCACTGCGTTATAATTCAAAGCCTGCCTCTGACACTCCCTAGCAAACTCCCTTAGTTCTTTGTCTCGGTTATAGCGATCTACTCGGATAGTCATGATTGATCGCTCATGTCCGGCAAAGCCATAAGGCTTGCTATCTGCTCATCGACTTTTGTAATTGCTGCACTTGCCGCAGCTCGCATTAATGCCCTTTTATCCTCAAGACGGCCAATGACTCTAGGCAATATATCCTTAGCATCTGGCAGGGCGAAGGTGATTTCCTTCTGGCTAACCAGCGTGTATTCTGGCAGGCAATCCATAAAGACGTCGGAAGCCCTGTATTCTATTTCTGATTGCCCATCACGACATATAGCGTAAAAGTAAATTGTTTCTGTGCGTGTCTTATCCATTACCGTCCCCCTGGTTCTTCGTTAAGTTTTTCCCATACTTGGGATTCAATTTGTTCAATGTGGCTCGGCGTCATCATGTCGAAAATATCAATCCACCCTAGCCTTACCTTTGTGATTTCCAACTCAGCAGGCTCAGCTGGGTCTGTTCTAGTCTGATCTCGCCCTCTGCTAGCGTCATAATCAACCTCTACTGCAATTTCTACATAACATTTCATGTCAATTCTCCTATTCGGTCCTTAAGCGCTATGATCTCCTTAGCTTGATCTGCTATTACATTCATAACCTCTTGAGGGCATTTGTAGGGCTGGGCCTTGGCTGCTTCTGCACTCCTTTCGAAGTACTTTCTATAGAACGCTGTCACGTTTGGATTGGCCTGCTTGTCACTCATATTCATCGTCCTCGTCCATCACTGCGCAGCTTTCCTTGCCGATTAAATTCCACATCTTCTCAATACAATCTTCATCAACCGGAGCATTGAAACCGAAATCACAATCCAAGCACATTACTGCGCTAACTTGCTGCTCCCTGCTTGAATCAAGGTCTGTACATTCTGAGTCGCATCGCGGGCAGTTGTTTCTCATTACGCTCTCCCACTAAATATCATCACGCCATCAATCAACTCACCCATGCCTAGAGCGAATACAAGAGGTATCAGCACTGCAAGGACTGCTATACCAATCCACTTCACAAGATCGCCTGCGGTTGTAATAGGGTCATTGCGCTGGCCTTCGTGCCTGCGGTTCATTGCTTGGTCTTTAAGCTCATAGGGTGTGGTGTTCATGACTCGTCCTCCAGTTTTTCAGTAGCCAGCATTTGTGGTTGCAGTGGGCCTCCGAATGTCAATACTGCTTGCCATACGACACCAGTGAATAGCGCCTTAAATCTCTCCCTCCAACTAAGTTCCCAGCAAAATATAACTGTGCCGCTATCATCATTTTTGTACTGCGCTGGCAGGGTAATGTATTCATCTTGGTGCTCCGCAATCAGAGCGTTTCTACCTTCAAAATCAACCGGCTTCATGCGCTCATCTCCTCTATCTCAAGACGCATACAAATAGGCTTCATGAGTGCTGCTCCAGTATCTCTTCTTCAAAGAGTTGTATTTCAAGTCCCGTGTATTCACTCATCAAATCAATCTCCCGAAAGTAGATGCCAGTGATCGTTACCGCCTCGTCACAACCGGGGTATTCCTGATCCGCAGCTTCAAAAGGCTGATAGTCATAGTCGAATAACAACTCAAGCTCTGAGTGTGTGACGTACTCGCCTACGGGTGATTTTCGTGTGCGCATGGCAACATGGGGAAGTGGTGCATAGTCTGCGTCGGTCACATGAATGCCCACGCTCTTATTGTAGCTAGAAGGTATGAATGGCGTTGCGGCCACTTCCTTTAAATAGTCCATAGTTGATAAGTAACTCATTTCGCTTTATCCGTTGTTGTGGTCGATGTAGTAACGATATACGCAAACCTATTTCGAGTCAACCCCTTGCGCGATATATTTATATACGTTAGGATATACGCTAATTCGACATGTAAACAAATCAATCAGGTATATAGGATGCTAAGACCCGAAGTGAGAAAACTAACCCAGGTTCGAATGACGGTGGAGGAAAAGCGCATGGCTCAAGCGATAGCGCAATACAACAGCACTAGTTTAAGTGGTGCGCTGCGTATTCTTATCCTCCGTAGTTACAACCGGCTCCCACAAGAGGCAAAAATCTAATGCAGCTAACAAGGTACGATAACGCCAAGAAGTGGATTTCCGAATATAAATCAGTTGATGAACTGAAAGATTACATAGATAAAGCAGTTGCCGTCGAATTGTATGCTAAACAGGCGAATGATATGGATCTTGAGTGGGATGCAGCCAGGGCAAGAGTACGGGCAGAGCGTAAATGCGGGGAGCTGCTTGCCGGGCTAGAGAAGGGTAGTGGCAGCGGTCGTGGGAATATAAAAGATTTGCCAACTGGGGAAAATGTTTTACCTGATTCTGAGTATAAGAAAGCAAAGGACGGGGCCAACTTATCCGACAAGAAAGCGGCTAGTTACCAGAAGCTTGCCGCTGTGCCGGAGGCAGAGTTTGAAAGGGCTGTAGATAGTCCTGCCGCAAAGCCAAGCACTAATCACATCCTTAAACCGAAGGAGGAAAAGCAGCCTAGAATCAATGCAGATTCACTCTATATATGGGGTGTTCTGCGTGAGTTTCGCTCGCGTGGATTGTTCAGCCAAGACCTGGATTTCCTGGTGGACGAATGGACGGAAGCAATGAAAGAAGATGCGGCAAGCATCATACCTAAACTTAAAACATGGATTGATAATTATGAAAAATAACGAAGGCTTAGCATCACAGTTAGACGGCTTGATTGATAGCGTTATGCTGCCCCTAGAGCAATCGGGGATGGACGTTGACGTTAACAGGGTGTCTGATCAGGTTATTCGATTGATCGACGAGGGCGCGCTATCCCCACCCTTGATGCAGTACTGCTCAACTATGCACATTAAAGGCGCTGTCCGAAAGAGGGCAGCGAAGAGGCACGACCCTATAGTAAAAGCAGATGAGTATATTAACGGTCAAGTTGAAGATATGTTCGATGGTATTTTGCAGGCGTACTACCCAGACAGTCGTGATGTTTACGTGCCAAGACAGCGGCTTACTGAGGTTGGTTATGGCCGTGTTAGAAACCGCATGAAGAAGGCAGGGCTTGCGTTACTTGAACACGTTGACGCGCTGGACGCATGGTGGACGAGTAAGGCGTCATGAGCCAAGAAGATCAGATACTATCGCACCTAAAGCGCAGATCCATTACCCAGCTACAAGCCCTGAACAACTACGGCTGTATGCGGCTCGCTGCGAGGATTGAGCGGTTACGAGGACGGGGCCACAAGATAAAGACCAAGTTTATCCGCACTCACAATAACCGGAGTTATGCGCGGTATAGCCTGGAGGCTGCGAAGTGACTAAAACAGAGCTATTACTTGAAGCCTTTTCGGTCTCAGTGCTGATACTGGCTATTGTGTTTATGTGGATGGGAGTGGAGTGATGAGCGACTATCCGTTCGAATGGTGTAAGCAGCACACTACCCGCAGTAATACTTGCAAGGATTGCGAGATTGAATACCTGTTTACCGAGCATATCAGGCTCCGAGTTATAGAGGGGGCGGCAAGGGCTGTACTAAGGAATCCATTAAATATAGGTTTGTTACAGCGCGCACTTGAGGGGATTGAATGATGGATAAGTTAGAAAAAGCAGTGTTAGCCCTATTCCTACTATTATCTGCTGCTTGCTTGATAGCCCTGGTGGTGGGGTGGTGAGTATGTCGATGGCCAGAAACAAAAACCCCGCAATTAAGCGGGGAGTCTGCGGGGAGGATAAGGCCCCTGTTGACCATGAAGGTCTGAAAGGTTATCTTCTAGTTGCGAGACCAGAAAAGAACGAGGAAAGCTTACCATACTGCCCTAGAGTGTCAACTACTGACAACCAGCGGCACAATGTGACAATTTACGTCACCTCCTTCTTTTGGTTCTTTCTTGCTCGCCGCAGCTTTTATGCAGTGGTGTTTCTCTGCGGATCAATTAAACACTACCCAAAGCCAGATAGGACCTACCCCCGTCCGTTAAGCTGGTCACACATTGGCACCTTGCAGTGAGAGCGCTATGCTCTGAAGGCACCTACCACATAAGGCTTTGGTTATACTACCAAGCAGTGGGAAGGGGGGTAGTTGTACCTAGAATCAATGAATTTAGTTGTTGATTAACAAGAGGGTTGAATAATGAGAACGGTTAGCTGGTTTAGTTGTGGGGCGGCATCAGCAGTGGCTACTAAGCTAAGTATAGCCAAAGGCCCTGTAACGATTGCCTACTGTGAGGTCAAAGAGGAAAGCGAGGATAACCCAAGGTTCCTAGCTGACTGTGAGAAGTGGTTCGGTCAAGAAATACTGATTTTAGGGAATGATAAATATCACAGGTCTATCTATGAGGTATTCAATAAATCAAGGTATCTTGTCGGTCCTGGGGGAGCAAAGTGTACAGGAGTTTTAAAAAAAGAGGTTCGTGAGACTTTCCAGAAACCCGATGATGTTCACGTCATGGGTTATACCGTGGAAGAGCAGGACCGATACGACAGATTCATTGACGCTAACAATATACATACATCAGCGCCGTTAATTGATGCAGGGCTAACAAAATCAGACTGTCTGGCGATGGTGGAAAATGCAGGGATTGAATTGCCTGAAATGTATCGGCTAGGGTATAAAAACAACAATTGTCGGGGGTGCGTTAAGGCTGTATCCCCTAGCTATTGGCGCAAGATAGAGAAGGATTTTCCTGATTACTTTTTAAAGATGAGCGAAACAGAGCAAGCACTGGGGCGTAGCGTCTGCCAAATATCAATGCCTGTGGTTAAAAAGCGATACCCTGAAAAATATAAAGAGCTTGGCAGCCCTGATTTATACAATGAAAAGGGGAGCGCAAACCGTTGGAGGTTACAGCTACATGAATTACCGGAGGATATTAAGCCGATGGATGATGCTCCAGATATCCAGTGCGGAATCTTTTGCCACATGGCAGAGCAAGACTACAATTAAGGATAGAAAATGCTAAAAATAGTTGATTCAGTAGTACCGGATAACCTCAACACCGAATATCTAGCAGAATGGATAGCTTACAGGGAAGAGGACTTATCAAAGCCAATGACCCCCAGGGCAATCAAGATGCTCACTAAGAAGCTTTTACAGTGGTCGATACCAGAGCAAGAGAGAATGATCTGTAATGCCATAGAGATGAACTGGAAGGGCGTGTACTGGGTAGACCCACCTAAGCAGCAATCAAGTAGGCAAAAAACCATTGAAGAGGATTTGGAGGACCGATCATGGAGCAATTAGAGAAGGTTGATGTAGGTTATGGGGTTGAATATAAAGTGTCTAGCTTAGGCCGTGTTTGGTCACATAAAGGAAAGCTGTTGAAGGGGGGTGTTAAGTCTGGCTACCGGTATGTTGCCGCGCCGCTCTACCATATCCACCATAAAAGGATTGCCGTACACAGGCTTGTGGCTGAAGCGTTTATTGAAAACCAAGAAAACAAACCACAGGTTAACCATATTGATGGATGTAAAGCTAACAATTCAAGTGATAATCTTGAATGGGTAACTGCTGCTGAGAATTCACGACATGCCTCAGATAATGGACTGCTCAAGAGGGGTATTCCTGTTATGGGTAAGAGTATCAAAACTGGCGCTAAAATATTCTACCCATCTGCTGGGAACGCTAGAAAGGACGGGTTTGATCATTCAACAATATTAAAATGTTGTCGGGGGATTAGACCCTACCACAAGGGCTATAAATGGGGATGGGCTGGATTATGAGAAA